TTAATATATGTTATAATCTGTATTATACCATTGAGTACTGACCGAAGTCAACTCCCATTGTGTAGTACATAGTTTGCGGGTGGAAACCAGCTTCAACTAACGCATATCTTGATTTGACAGCGATTTTTGGAGCCATTGTTCCTTCAGCAATAGTACTTACTGATTCAGCCATTAAGTAAGGCATGAATACTACTCCTGGAGAGTTACCATCACCTTTTCTACCAATAACAATTCTAGTATCAGTCCAGCTCATGTTAGGGTCAACGTAAACGTTAACTCCTGCAACAGAACCGATAGGATATAAAGAACCAGCAGCTTGGTTTACAGTGTTTGACATTGGATAAGGTACGAAACCAGCGATATCTTGTAAAGCTGTAGCAACTTGTCCGTTAGTAACTGCGAAGTTAGCAGCACCTCTTCTTCCTCTGATAGCAATCAGGTTAGAAGCAGCAAGAATTCTAGAAAGGATTCTTCTTTGTAATGTACCACCGTTATCACCGTTAGTAGGAACTACATAAGCAGTAGATAATGAGATAGAATCTCCTGCAGCATCAGAATCCATTGGAAGTCCAAGTGCAGTTGTAGTAGTACCAGTTGCAGAAGCAAGAGCTAATGAAAGGTTAGTACCATCTAAATCATTTACTTGTTTAGCGTTAGTATTTCCTAGACGGAAGATTCTATCTAAGATATGCTTGTTAATACCTTGAGTCAATTCATTGATAAGAACTGATTCAACTTGTGCAACAGCATCGATACCGTATTGCTTTAAGTCTTGTACTTGCTCTCTAGTTACAGCAGCAGCTACTTGTAAAGTACCAGCTTTAACTGATTGGTTGAACAATTTAAGACCGATTAAGTTATCAGGTGTAGATTCACCTTCTTCTCTTAAATAAGGATCGTTAGAATTAACGTTAGTACCACCTTGCTTTAATCCTCTTCCTGAGAATCCAGTAATGTGATCTTCTAATGCTTTTACAAGCTCAGCAGCTGCAGAAGCTACATCTAAATCTTCTGAGATATCTTGTGCAGCACCATCAGTAGATAAGAATGCAGTTACAGCAGCGCTTGCTCCTAATACGTCAGCAAGTGAGCTACCGTTGTTGAATCCAGCAGTATAAGTACCAGCTGTACCAGCAGTAGTAACATCTTCGTTAGCTTCTACTTTAAAGATAGCAAGACCATCAATTCTAGATTTACCAACGTAAGTTAATTGGAAGTAAGTTGCACCTGCTTCACCTAAGTAAGATACATCACCTGCAGCTAATTCAGTTGCACCTGATACGTAATCAATAGCAAATTTAATCAATAATGGGGCAACGTTTCCGTCTGCACCACCAAGACCATTCACTAATGAAGATTGTTCTAAAGAACCTCCAGCATAAGGGAAGTCTAAATAAGTAAGCATTCCGAAAGGACCTCCTAAAGGAACTACAGGTACTAAATCTAGACCGATTGTTTGCGAAGCAACTTGCATAGCAAGTGGAAGCAACGAGAAAGGTTTATCACCTGATCCTGCAGCTTGGCTGTGGAAATCAGTTGATGTTCCTGGGTTACCAGGGAATTGTACTGCACCCATTCCAGGTACGTTCATTCCTGGGTTAAGGTGTACTTGATTGTAAACCGATTCTGTAATTAAAGAACCATAATCTACCATTCCTTTATCTTCTGCTAACTTGTGGTAAGCGCAATATTCGCTCATCCACTCTAGTTTATTAGTATCTTTGATACCAGTTGCAGATTCAATAACAGGGGACCAGGTTGCTTTAACTTCGGCTTTGTTAATGTTTTCTTTTAACATGACTTGATTTTGTTTTGTTTTCTTTATTTATCGCTATTATCGGTTAAACTTCTTTGCTAATTCTTGACCAAACCAGTCCATATAACCGTTAGTTACACCATACGTGTCAACAGTTTCAACTTTTTCTGAACTTGCATTAGAAGCTTCATCAATTCTTTGTACATTTAACAAAGTTTCTCTGAAATCTCTAGTAGACCAGAAGTTGTTGATCTGATAGTCTGTATTTAATGTGTGACCTGCAGCTTCAGCAACGATTTGTTTTTTCTTAGCGGTAGTAGATTTTTCCCAATCTGCGCGATATTCGTCCGGTATGTTTTTTATAAACAGCGGTGTTCTGTCTACCGGGTTAATCACCGACTCAAAAATTGCTTTAACGTCGGAAGAAGAAGTGTAAGTTACGTCCTTTGACTTCGTAATGATTTTTGCCTTAGCATCTTCATTTAAAGAGTGGAAGTTATTCTTCTCCGTGTCGCTTAAGAATCTTAAGAAGTGTAGATCACCGTTCAAGTCTGCTGTTTGTTTCTTAGCAGATTCTATTAATATATCTAATTTTTCAGCGATATCATTTTTGTATGAAGAGATATTGAAAGATTCTGCAACAACTTCTTCACTTTTTTCAGGTGAGTGTTGTTTTGGTTCTCCCATTTTCATGATAGCATCTTCTATCTCTTCTGCTTTATCTTCATTGATAGCAGATAAGCTTTGCTTAATTCTTTTTACATTTTCAGCAGTGTAGTCTCCATATTGACCTACTGTTTCGATGTTTCCTTTTAAGTATTCGCTATAATCCGCCAATTGATTAAGTCCTTCTGAAAGATGGTCTCCGTATTGAGCAATATTATCTACTTGCTCTGCAATATAGTTATTGTGCTCTATAATATGATTTGCCTTCTTAGCAACATCTTCAATATATTGAATCCCCATATCAGCTTGTTCTGCAACGTGCTCGATATATGCAAAACCGTTGTTGCTTTGTTCTGCAACGTGTTCAACATAACCTTTAATGTTTTTAACGTTTTCTACAATATGATTATTGTGATCCATTAAGTTAGTAACATTATCAATAAGACCATTCATTCTTTCTCTGATCTGCTCAATGTACTCTTCTAGTAACGGATTACTTCCGTTTGCCTCTTTTATAGATTTACATGTTTCAACCTCAGATTTTAGAGAATTGAGTTGTTCTGCAATATGCTTAGAATAAGTATTAAAGTCTTCAATTTTTACTACACCTTCCATTTTATTAGTGTCGTTATTTTCGTTTGTAATATTATATTTATCGTTGTCTACGTATGCATCTAGACCAGGAATAGGACTATCTATTTCGTAAATAGAAACATTTCCATTATTAGAAAAACCAAATGACTCATTTATTCTATTTAACTGGGCATTCTCGAACCCAGGGTCAGCAACTAAGTCGTATGTAAATAGTTTCTTAATTTTAACTGAACCGTTTCCTTCTACAACACCTGCAGCTCTACTTGAGATGTGTAATGGAATACCATCATCTACAAGAGCTTTAGCCTGTCTCCCAGCATCAGTATTTAATAATCTTATTTTTCCTCTTACTTGTCGTGTTTCTTTATCATAGGAGATATCTTCGATAACGTGCGATACGTTCTTAAGAGAAATATCGAAATTTTGCGGATGGTCTAATTCTCCCATTAACTTTCCGCTGTTAATTTTTTCTTTAAGTGATTCGACTTGAGGTAAGTATTCGCTCTCGTCGTAAACTCTTCCGTTTTTATTCTTAACGCCCATTTCGCCGAAGATTCCTTCTAGCACATAGTTTCCTTTAGAATCACTTTCAAATGAAAGTGTTTGTGTAGAACGTTCAAGAATTAATAAGTTCATATTTGACATCATATAGATATTTTTTATAGGTCTATTTTTTTATATATCATATTGTTATAGTAAAACCTAGAAGCCTAAATCGATATCTTCTTCGCTATCTTCCCCGGATTCCTTTTTCTTAGCTTCTTCCTTTTCCCTATGTTCTTTTAGCTTTTCCTTAAATGTAGGATCTAAGTGCATATATTCATCTATAAGGAGTTCAAGTGGGAAATAAGGTATATCATTCATGTCTGCATCTTGTTCAACTAAACTGTCATTAACTGATGCTATAAAATCAACTCTCTTTTGTACAATTTCCATCTGTTTTAATTCGGCAAACATGTTATCTGCCTGGAATCTAAGAGAAATTTGATTTTTAAAATTTACATCATCCTTTAATTCAGGATGCTTTAATATCATCTGTAAGTATAGTGGTTTAACGAGTATTTCCTGAAAACTAGATCTTAACCTATTAATAAATTTCTCAAATTTAATCTCCTCTCGTATAAGACCTTCT